GCAAGAGCGCTCCCAAGAGCGCTCACACTCCGCGCACCCTCATCCCGGTCGCTTATGATGACGTGGAACAACTGTCTGCTGCTATTGAGACTGTTCAATTAGATGATGTTTCCGTTGATACCCCCTCCAGGGTTGAGAGGACGGTTCCTACCGCGCCACCATGTGGACAGTACCCGACCCTCATCCGCGAGCTTTTGAGCATCTGTGTGGGCGAGGCTAGCGATGTGAGAGGAGCCTTCAAAAACCGTAATCGTCAGAAATACAAGAGTATCTTTGATAGTTACAAGGATAAGCTCTCCCAACGAGACTACTCCATCGTTAAGGGTGCTCTATTTTACCTCTACGACTTCAGCCGTGTCAATTCTATTGACAAAAACACTGCTCTGTGGATGATTGGAATTCATGAAATCCCTACTAGCCAGATAATCTCATACACGAGTAAGGAAATTTTGAAGAGTATTGCCCATGACCACGGTCTGTCGTATTCGAACAAGAAGGCTGATGTCCTAGTTGAGAACATCAGGGGTGTCATCGATCCCAGCCAGTAGCTATTTAGTCGTTATCCTGGGATAACTAACAATCTATAACCCTCAAGGTTATAGAATTGAAAGAGTTCTGATCACCCAATCGGTTTCATTTACAAGCATGACTTCATAGATGATCCTAGTCGCCCCATCGTCGAGATAGGCGCAACTCTGCGTTGCCACAGTTCCGCGTTACGTTTCCTCATAAGTCGCTCCTGTAGCTCCGTTCTGAACGTGAGCGCTGAATCTGTGAAGGCGTTATTGGCCAACTGTCTGTATTCGTCACCCTCACTCGCACTCATCATCTTATCAGGACCATACGTGTTGGCCCACGGAAACACGTCGACCTTACTCCGCGTTACATAGTTCGGCATCATGATGGCATCCACATCGTCATAGAAGAACTTGGGTCTGCCTGTTAGTTTGTCTGTGTAAGATCTATAACTGGTACCGTACCCTGTGAACCTGGGATCGTAGACATTAGAATGGTCTTGATTTATGACCTCTTCCTTGATCCGAGGAGTGATGATGACGTTCTTGGGATCGCGCATGGTGTACTTGATCATGTTGTTGGTTTCTTGTACCTCAGTGGGTCCCCATTCCTGAGTGTAGGAGATGCCGATATTGCTTTGGATAGGTTCGCCGATGTGCGACTTTTGAAAGACGCCTGGTTGGAGGGTCTGAGTGATGATGTTGTCGCGTCTAGGACTCTCGAAGCAAGGGGCAATACCTGGGCTCTCACTCTCTTCCTCCTGTCTGGGAGTCATGATGAACCTGGACGCGATCTCCTCAATGATCTCGTCTATCTCCACATCGTTCACGTCCCCGAGACGCCTATCCAAGAACACATCCCTCACATACCGCCTGATGTATGGTTTGCGCTTCTTGGGTTCGTTATCTTCCAGTTCGTTGATGAGGTCCCTAATGATTTGCCTCCGCTGTTCACGATTAATCCTTCCAGGGCCGCCTGGTCTTCCAGCTGGTCTGTCAGCCCCCAGGGGTCTGTTTGTTATGATATCGCGTCGTCCGCGGCCTTCACCGCGTCTGCTGCTGATGACTGTGCGCGTATGTTCCCCAGCGCGCCTTCCCTCATAGGTACTTGAAGGGTCGATAGCGCTGCGGTCGTGGTTGAAGCTGCGCGCACCAATATGCCCATTGAAACCCTCCACAACATCTCCATTCACCATGGAGTTATCAGTCTCAATGGTAACTTCTGGGAGGGGGTGGTCTTTTCCACCTAGACCAGGACTCATCATACCTGCTGGTCGTTGATTGATCTGCCCTTGCAGTACCTTGCATTGGCATGGTACGTACATGCAGTCTTCACACTTGGTTGGGAGGATACCACAGTTGTAGCCTGACTTCTCTGCGTCAAAGTTGGTCTCCTTGTTGATCTGAGAGTGGACTGCGAAGTCATTGTTACGCCAGGAATCAAGATCGTGAGAGGGAGCGGCCACGAGTGGGGGCACCGTGGTTTTGGGATTTGGTCCGCCGACCAGTTCCTGATTTGGCGACACGTAGTCTGGGCCGTACTCAAGAGAGACCGCGTCGTTACAGAACCTCTTCTGTGTGGTAGGGAATCCCACTTTATTAAGGTCTGGATAACGGGTAGCGGCATAGCCGCCCGCCGAGCGAAGCTTGGTAGAGTTGTACTCCCTCATGAATTCATATAGTTGTTGTTTTGTTCCACACCCAGCCGATGGGTTAGGGGCATCATGTGAAACAGTCAATCCGTATGGATCGTTAGGACCTGGTTCAAATCCCTCAATAGTTGGGTCTGCCACTGCTCCTGAGTAGACACTCATAGTAACGACCATGATGAGGATCAATGTACTGAAGGCGAGTGCTGGCTTGTATGCAGCAATTACGATACATACTATTAGGGCCAGTCGCGTGATTGTATTGAGTTTGGCTGACAGGCTGTCTTCGGGACTCGGTAGAAGATCAAACGATCTAAACAGCTGAGTCACATCGTACATCCAAAATTTTTCATTTGAAGCCATTTTTGAAGGATGATGATAAATTGAAATTTAGTTTGGATAAACGACCCCTAATGAGGAGTAGGAACCAATGAGGAGTCTTGGTTCTGTGTGTTGTGCTCGAACACAGGAGGTTTACATCGTCAGTCTAGGCTTTATAACCCCATGGGGTTATAAATTACAAATATATCTTCACGGGTTTGTAAGTCTTCCTATGTTCGCTAATAGGGCCGTGCTCGCACAGCATCGTGAGCTGATGTTTCGTCGGATAGCCCTTGTGCCTGTCAAACCCATACTGAGGGTACATCCTATGGAGAACCCTCATCTGATCGTCTCTGTGGACCTTGGCCAGAATGGAGGCGGCGCTGATGGCAGGCACCTTGGCGTCTCCCTTCACGATAGCGCTACATGGCACATCTCTCAGGTCCGGTGTCCTGTTGCCGTCGACCAACACACTGTCAGGTTTGATTACCAGGTTCTCAACGGCTCTTTTCATGGCAAGTAGTGACGCTTGCAGTATATTCAGTTCATCAATCTCCGCGTGGGTAACCTCGCCTATTGCCCAATCTACCGCACACTCACGTATTTGCTCTGCCAACATAACCCTCTTCTTCTCAGATAGGGTCTTTGAATCAGCCAGACCCGTGATTGTCTTGAGGGGATCTAAGATAACGGCCGCCGCTATGACGCTGCCAACGAGTGGTCCTCTACCGGCCTCATCAACTCCTGCTATCCTGTTCATTTGTTTGCTGTAGCTCACATCACAAATCGATCCACCACGTTATCGACAGACTGAGGTTTAATGTACAACTGATCGAGCATTTCATGAGCCAACACGTACTTGACAGTTCCGTGAATCTGATACACAGAACTAAGTGAGGGCAAATACGCCTGTTTGTCCGCGATGAGAGAATTCAATTCAGGACTAAGTGTCATCATAGGTTTGTGTCTACCTGGTTGCGCGGCTTGCTTACCACCCACAAAAATGCGAATCACGTCCTGTATGTCATCAAAGAACTCAAACGCGGGGAATTTATGGTTATTGTTGAGGTTGATAGGCACGGAGCTTTTGATGTTGGGATTGGTGATGAGATTCCTAGTCCCTCTTACTTTGGACCCAGTAGTTCGGTCATACCAGTCTATGGTTGGCTTGCTCGAGAGTGAGATAGGATTCCAGTATAGGTTGCTCCCGCCCACCTCCCGAGATGACCGCATCACCTCTGCGTTCCTACTTCCATAGTAATTCGTGAACGCGTAGAGGGGTGACATAACCTCCGAGACGCCAAAGTCGGCGAGGTATGCGACCACACCGGTATTCTTGACGTAGTAGGTCTTACCCTCAATAACGTACTCGAAGTAACCACCGGGTTTGACCAGGTCCACAAAGACGTTTGAGGTCTTGATGTCGCGGTGCCAGATGGCGTAGTAGCGGTGAATGGCGTACACGGCTATGAGTAATTGATAGAGTACACTCAACTGCTCTTCGAAGTTAAGCAAGTCAACATGATCAAGATCAGTGGTTGCAGATTCCATGAAGGTGACATAGCAAGATTCTGTGTTTGGTTTTCGTTTATCGAAGAGGCGTTGAACCTTGCACCCGTCGCACATGGCCATGTTGTAGACGTATACGAAGTTAGGGCACCTACGACTCAAGAGGAGTTGGTTGACGAGGTCTAGTATTCTGTTCTCGTGAGGGTATGAGTTCTTTTGGACCGTCTCCCACTTCTGGTTCTGACCTGTTGTCTTCTTCAGAATCCTCTTCTCATCGGGTCTGAGGTACGCTTCTTTGATCACGAGTTCGTCGTTATGACCCGTGTTTATGGTGGCTCTGTATATCTGACCGAATGACCCCATGCCTATCTCAGCCACGGTTGAGAAGTTGGCCCTGAATGCTGGCGCGCTGGTGCCGGTCATGCACATGTCCCACTGGTCGGCATTGATGGTTCTGAGGCTGTTGTTGATGCGCAGTCCCTTGTCCAGGCGTTCTGTGAACCAGGTCTGAGTTTTTGAGGGAGTGCCTGTGGCGACGTCGCCACAGTTCTTTTGATACCACTGATAGATCTTGCCTCGCGGACTGATAGTGCGATCCGTCTTGGGGTTCTTGGTTGGGTTAGCTCTCCATTCATCACAATGGGCGGTGTCAGGGGGGCCACATTCTTCTTCAAGTTTCTGGTAGGTTGGCCCACCAATCTTGATCTTCCTATCTGTGGTTGGGTTGACTGTTGGGTTATTACGCCACTTGAGGCACTTAGGTGAATATTGGTCGAGATTTCCTGTGAGTCCTCCAGCGCGTCTACGTTTAGGAGATTTATTGGCACATTCGGCCTCAAGATCCTTATATACCTTCCCAGTAGGTTTGATCTTACGATTAGTCCTTGGGTTGATGGATTTATCTAATTTCCATTGATCACAAACATCCATTTTAGTATAATGAGAAGATTGACAAGTGGTGGTTCGTAACATTAGACACTTAATTTTAACCTCTTTTCAAATCGTCATCGTTTACGCATCATCTGATCTAAACATCCTTATAGATCCTAAAAAAGATGTCTTTGAAACTAACTGATGAGCAGAAAGAGAAACTGCGCAAGCTCGACGAGGAGATGAAGCGCAAGAAAGAGCACGACGAGAAGAACCGAACCCGCCGTGAAGCCTCCTCAAAAGCCACTGGCATCCCCGTTGACATCGTTGATATGGACGTCATCAAGGTTGGCACCCTTCTAGGCCTTATTAAAAAGAAATCCATACTT